ACTTCTGGCAATCAACATCCATTAGGAACACCATTTAGAAAAAATTATGCTTGTGTAGGTGGAATTTATGATGAGGACAGAGATGCATTTATTCCACCAGTGTTATTTCCATCATGGGTACTAAATGAAGAAACCTGTTTATGGGAACCGCCTATCCCATACCCAGATGACGGACAGTATTATGAGTGGAACGAGGAGACTGTCAGTTGGGACGGACCCCTTGACACCTGACCCCAGATGCCCTATAATACTCAGGTAATCAACGGAACACCACATGGGCACCGCACAAGAATCTGTTCTCGGTATTGTCATTGATGTCTGCACTCGCTCCTTCCTTCTGTTGAGCGATGAGGGCAGTGAAAAGATGGTTCAGTGCGACACGGTTCAAGAGTTCATGAATGTTCTTGAAGTTGTGACTGCTAACCTTGATGAGGATCAAATTGAGTATGCTGAACTTGCAATTCAGGGTGAGGAGTACTGATAAATAAACCAACTATGGAAGTATTTACTTTGAAAGAGTGGGAAGAAAACTTTGACTCCCTCCTTGAGAGGGTAGAAAATGGAGAGCACATAGGTATCGTAAAGGAAGATGGAACTGCCGCTGTTATGATGCCAGCAGAAGATGATTTTTACCGAATACACACTGAGGATAACAACGAAGCTCAGTAAATCATCTGCGGGGGTATAGCTTAATGGTTAGAGCGGGCTCCTTATAAGGGCTTAGTCTGGGTTCAACTCCCAGTATCCCCATCGTGCTGGTTTAGCTCTCTGGTGAAAGCAGCGAACTCATAATTCGCCTAAGGTGGGTTCGATCCCCACAACCAGCACCTTGCGAGTATGGTGGAATCGGTAGACACACCAGACTTAAAATCTGTTGACCATTGTGGTCGTGGGAGTTCAAGTCTCCCTACTCGCACTAAAATAAATAAGACAAAACTATGAATATGTCTTATAAGATTGACACAGCATATTGTTGGTATGATAATGCCAGCGTCATAGTAAAGATGTATTTCATCAATCAGGTGCCATTCACCTTTGATGAGTTGCCTGATGGGCATTTGTATGATAAAGATTTAGTAGAAATAGCAAATAAAGAAAGATCTTTTGAACCAGAAGACTTATACAAGAGTTCTTTCTATCTGATAGATGAGGAAGTGCATCCCTGTCTATTTCCAGTGGATTTAGAAAATCCAGAAGACATGCCTGTAGATCCTGAGGATGTTATGAACTATGATGAGGAGGATTTGATGGGTTGATAAATAAAACATAGAAATATCCTAGAAGTCATAATACAATGCCTCTGAATAAGTTAGACAACTTTATTAAGAATACTGAGGGTCGAATTCTTTATGTAAGTCCAGCAGATTTAGACTCAACTGACAGTATTCTCAACACTGGTAATTCTCTTGCCCGTCCTTTTAAGACCATTCAGAGAGCACTGATTGAGGCAGCAAGATTCTCATATATCAAAGGAAATAGTAACGACGAGACAGAGAAGACCACCATTCTTCTGATGCCTGGTGAGCACGTCGTTGACAACAGACCTGGATGGTCAATCTTCAATGATGGTGGAACAGCAAAAGTTATTCGTTCCGATTCATCTTCTTCGGAAGTTGTTCCATCAGATTTCTATCTCTCATTAGAATCTAACTTTGATTTAACACAATCCGATAATCACCTTTACAGATTCAACAGTATCAATGGTGGTGTCATTGTTCCCAGAGGCGTATCAATCGTTGGTCTTGATTTAAGAAAGACTAAAGTTCGTCCTAAGTATATTCCAAATCCAACGGACAGCACACCAAACTCTGCTATCTTTAGACTTACTGGTGCCTGCTACCTCTGGCAATTCTCTTTGTTTGATGGAGATGAGTTGGGACTTGTTTATACAAAGAACGACAATTTTAGCACAACTAATCAAGCAACTCCAACATTCTCACACCACAAACTCACCGTATTTGAGTATGCCGATGGTGTAAATGAGGTCTCAAGTTATGGTATTACAGACCTTGGAATGTATTATGCGAAACTTTCTGTCGCATATGGTACTGGTTCTGGCAGAGATGTTGATGATAAGTTCCCAGCACTTCCAAAAGGATTTGAACCACAAAGACCAGAATATGAAATTGTTGGTGCATTTGCCGCTGATCCAATTAAGATTACCAGTATTGAGGCTGGAAGTGGTGGTGTAGTAACCAACAGAGTTACCGTAACGACAGAAACACCACATGGTCTTTCGGCAGGAACTCCTATTCGTATTAGTGGTGTAACACCAGTTGATGGAGATACAAACTACAATGTCTCCACAAAAGTTAGTGAGATTGATTCTACTAACCCCAACGTTTTCTATTATAATCTACTTTATGCACCAGCAACGATGACCACTCCTGGTGTCATCACTGGTGATGAGTTTGTAACTATTGAAAGTGATACTGTTTCTGGCGCTTCTCCTTATATCTTCAATATCTCCATGCGTTCTGTATGGGGTATGAATGGTATGCACGCCGATGGAAGCAAGGCAACTGGTTTCCGTTCAATGGTTGTTGCACAATTCACTGGCGTATCTCTACAAAAAGACGACAGAGCATTTGTAAAATATAGTCCTTCTGCAAGAGATTATAGTGACAGTATTGCCATTACACCCGAGTATGGTGGAGCACTGGCAGGAAACTCTTCATCAAAGGGGACTGTATATCACTTAGATTCCGAAGCGATTTATAGAAGTGGATGGGAAACAACACACATTAAACTATCCAATGATGCGTTTGTTCAGATTGTTTCCGTTTTTGCGATTGGATATAATAAGCACTTTGCCGCAGAGTCTGGTGGAGATGCTTCTATTACTAACTCCAACTCAAACTTTGGACAGATTTCACTTTCTGCCGATGGATTTAAGAAAGAAGCATTTGGTAAAGATGATAAAGGATACATCACTCACATTATTCCTCCAAGAGCAATCACTGGTTCGGAAGAGAGTGTTGATTGGTTAACTCTTGACATTACAAACACTCTTGCCAATGCTGTCAACACTAGACTCTATCTTAACGGTTTCACCTCTGAAGATAGTGTCCCATCAATTTTAACACAGGGATATAGAGTCGGTGCCAGAACAAGTGATAAGTTATATCTGGATATTAGTGGAACAGAACGTTCTGCCAATATTTTAATGAGTGATGGATCTACAAGTGCTGTAAAAGAATATTCTGTTGGAGCACCATCATCCAATATCTTTACACTTTCATCTGGAACTCACTCATTGGCAACGGGTGAAAAAGTTGTCATCATTAGTGATGATGGTGATCTTCCAGAAAACCTGAGATCCAATGTTGTTTATTATGCGATTGTTCCAACTGGAAGTACAACCACCTTAAAACTTGCCGCATCTAAGAATGATGCTGACAATGATTCACCGATCACTGTTTATGGTGGAACAAACCTTACAGTTCTGAGTAGAGTATCAGACAAGATTGCTGGTGACATTGGACACCCAGTTCAGTGGGATTCCACCAATGAGCAGTGGTATATCACAACAAATGCTGGTAGTGACATTTATACTAATCTCTCTGGAACTGGTGTTTCGGAGGCAACTTACATCAAGAGAATTGCTGATACAAGAAGTCTTGATGAGAAAATCTATAAAGTAAGAGTCGTAGTTCCAAAAGAACTTTCCAATGCCAAGACTCCAGAGAATGGATATGTTATCCAAGAATCTAGTTCTACTGGATATCGTGGTACGGATAACACAGATTCTCTCAAGTCCACGATTACTGCTGCAGATGACTATGATTTCAACAGAAATCCAAGATTCATTAGCACCTGCTCATTTAGTAGTTCAACGGTAACGGTAAGATCAGAATTACCTCACAACCTAATCACAGGTGATAGTGTTATCATTCGTAATGTAACTGATGATTCGATTAACACTGGTGTTGGAACATTTAATAAGGGATACAACGGAACCTTTACGGCTACCGTTGTTGATGATATGACCTTTACTTATGGTTTATCCAATCAGAGTCCTGGTGGATTTACTAACGATGTAGGAATTAGAACAAATACTTCCCCAAGATTTGAAAGAAATGATTTACAATCAAATCTTTATGTTTATAGAAACGAAGTAATTCAAGAATATATTGATGGAGAAAGAGACGGAATCTATCATCTCTATGTTACAAACTCTGGCAATTCTATTTCCGAAGAATTTACAGATCTAAAATATAGTCAGAATGTTGTTGATCTCTACCCACAACTTGATAGAGATAACATCAATGATAGTCCATCATCGGCAAAATCATATGCCAAAATTTCTCCACTTGGAGAGGTTGTAACTAACGACCTTAAGAAGAGTATCACTAGAGAGACTGTTGATTTACTGTCAACAAAGTTAGGATTTGGTCTCGACATTTCCTCTATTGCCGATGCCACAACAACCACACCAGATATTACATTTGGTAGAAGACATGGACTGCAAGGTATTGCAGAAGCAACTATCAATAATGCTGGTAGTGGACATACAAATGGAACACATTATAATTTAAAATTATTCAATGATGGAACAACAACTTGGGATGGTGCCACCGCAAATATTGCTGTTACTGGTGGAGCAGTTGGAGTTGTTACTATTGTTTCTCCTGGTTCTGGTTATACTGATGGCGAAACTTTAGATATTGAAGGATTCTCTGGTTCTGATGTTACTATTTCTACCGCAGGTATTTCTAGTGCAATCGGACAAGTTGTTCAGTTTACTGGTGCTGGAACAACATCAGATACTTATCATCGCATCAGCGCAGTTGGTGCTGCCAATCAAATTTCTATTGCAAGAACAACTGGCGATCCTGTAATCACCACAGATCATTATGCATACGTTGTGGGTCCTTCATTCTCATTCACTGCTGACACCACGACTGGAATTATCACAGCAACTGGTCATGGTCTTGTAGCAGGAAATAGAGTAAGAATTATTGATTCTAGTAACAATAACAAAGGAGACTTTATTATTGGAACGAGAGTTGGTGTTAATACTCTTACTATTTCTGGTATTAATACAACGTCCGGTTTCATTCTGAAGCACGCTTATTCGGCAAACTCTGGTGCTTCTGATAAGAGCAATGAAAATCTTGGAAGGAGAGCATTTGCCATCTATGGTGGAGAAACATTAACTCTTGGTGCTGGAATTACTGCTACAACGACACAGTTTGCCGTAAGTGTTCCAGAATCTGGTATTGGAACCATGAGTAGATTCCCTCTTGGTTCTTACATTCAGATTGATGAAGAAATCATGAGAGTTGCGAATGACACTCTTCAAGGTGTTAGCAACAACGAATTGGTTGTTATTCGTGGTGCTCTGGCTACAAGACAAGTTGCACATGACTCTGGAACAATTATTAGAAAAGTTGAACCAAAAGCAATTGAGTTCCACAGACCTTCTTATCTACGTGCTTCTGGACATACATTTGAGTATCTTGGTTATGGTCCTGGTAACTATTCAACTGGTCTCCCACAAGTTCAAACCAAGTCTCTCCCAGAAAGAGAAGAGTTCTTAGTTCAATCACAAGAAAGATCTGCTGGTATCGTTGTTTATACTGGCATGAACAATAGAGGAGACTTCTTTGTTGGAAACCAGAAGAAGTCTGCATCAACTGGTGAGGAGACAACATTTGACACTCCAATTCCAACTATAACAGGTGAAGATCCATCAAGACTGAGTGCAGTATTTGATGAAGTAACTGTTAAAGAAAGAATTGTTGTTGAGGGTGGTGACTCTGGTCAGGTTCTCTCACAGTTTGATGGTCCAGTTACATTCAATGGAGATAATAGATTTACAGGTAATAATAGAATTACTAATGAGACTGAATCCACAAGTTCAACATCTGGAGCACTTATAGTTTCTGGTGGAACTGGAGTTGCAAAAAATCTTCATGTTGGAGGTGGATTGACAGTAACTGAATCTGCCAATATTGGTGGAGATCTTACCGTTGATGGAGATCTTACCATTGATTCTGCATCAACTTTAGTTTCTTCCGCTGGTAGTTTTGGTAATGTTAATGTTGCGGTAACCAACAATAATACAGTTGATACTATATCTGGAAATCTTGATCTGTGTGCCGCTTCAGGATCTATCGTTGCCATTTGTACCAACGTAACAATCTCAGGTATCCTGAGTGTAACTGATGACATCACTGCCTTCTGGTCATCTGATGAAAGATTGAAGGATAACATTACACCTATTGATGATCCTCTTGCGAAGGTTATTTCTATCAGTGGTAACACATTCGATTGGAATAATAAGTCCAATAAGTCGGGTCACGATGTTGGACTGATCGCACAAGAAATTGAGAAAGTCCTCCCAGAAGCGGTTACAACTAGAGATAATGGATACCTTGCAGTTGATTACCATAAGGTTGTTCCTCTCCTTGTAGAGGCAATCAAGGAACTATCAGGTAAGGTGGAAGCACTTGAGCAAAAACTATCTGATAAATAACTAAAAAGACTATAATGGCAAATATTCGTAAGTCATTTAACTTTAGAACTGGTCTTCAGGTTGATAATGATAACTTCGTCGTAAATGCAAATGGTCTTGTGGGAATCGGTACTTCCATCCCACAAAACTATTTGTTGAATGTTCATGGAGACACAAGAGTTACTGGTCTCACAACAAGTGGAACTTTATATGCTGGCATTGGAACTGTTGGAGTTCTGAGTGCAACAAATGCTGATGTTTCTGGAATTCTGTCAGTAGCACAGATTAGAGTTGGAAGTTCTAATGTTGCAAACAATCTTGTTGGATATGGTTATACTGCTTGGATTACTAATGACGGTGGTGTAGGACTTCATACATTATCCAGAGTTGGTATTGGAACAACCACCACTCCGACAGAACAGTTAAAAGTATTTGGTGATGTTGCAATAACAACTTCATTGACAGTTGGATCTGCAACAACTCTTGCCTCTTATGGTATTAATGCACCTAGTGGAATCATAACAGCAAGTAAGTTTGTTGGTGTTGGTTCTGAACTAACCAGTTTGAATGCAACAAATATTAGTTCAGGAACTTTAAACAACTCCAGACTTCCATCAGACATTAGTGTTTCTGGTGTTGTAACTGCCACCACCTTTGTAGGAAGTCTTACTGGTACTGCAACAACTGCAACCAATTTATCCAGTGGTGCTAACATCACCGCAGGAACAATCAGTGATGATAGACTTCCAGATCTGATCACATCAAATATTAATGTATCTTCTGGTGTTTCAACTGTATCAAGTATTGATGTAGGAACTGGTGGAACTGCATTTACTGCTTTATCATCTGGAAGAATTGGAGTTGGAACGGCAATACCAACCTCAGAACTTCAGATTAAAAAATCTAGTGGTTCTTTAGCAGAAGTTGTTTCTGACAGTGGGCAGGCAAGAATTAGTGTTGGAAACTCTGTAGGTGCTGGTAATAGCTCTGGTGTACTGAGATTTGGAAATACTAGTGGAGTATTAGACATCATCAATAATGATATTGGTGATATTAAGAGCATTATTCATGGTGGTGCTGGTGCAGGAAGCACTGGTAACTTCAAGTGGATTTATGGTCAGACTAATGCCGAGAGAATGACTCTCACTTATGATGGTAATCTTGGTATTAATAGCACAACTCCATCACAAAAATTATCAGTAGGTGGTGGAGTTACAGTTACTGGCAATGTCCATGTTGATAGTAATTTGACGGTTGATGGAAACATCACAGGAAACATTACTTTAGATCCAGTACTTTCTAACACCAACTTAAATAACACTTCTGGTATCACCACTCTTGCACAACTTGATGTAACAAGTAGTGTAGACTTTGGAACTACAACTTTAGTCGCACTCGGAAACACCGTTGCCATTGGAACAGGAACTGGTTCGGATGACTATAGTTTAGTAGTTGAACAAGGATTGAGAGCTGATAGATTAGAAGTTCAGAGCACTGGTGGAATTAATGCAAATGCTGGAATCATCACTGCCTCAAGAATTGAAGTTAGTACTGGTTATTCGATGCAAGGATTTACCACAGCAGTTCAACTTTACTATGATGGAACTGGTGTTGTGTTGAATGTAGTTGGTATAGGATCAACAACACTTACATTATCTTAAAAAGTTGGATCATAGAGGATAAAGAATGGCAACACAATCATATTCTACTCCAGGTTCATACACTTTTACACTTCCAATTAGTACAGGAATCACAATAAGAATTGCTGGTGCCGCAGGAGGAACTGGTGGTACTGATGGTGGTCCACCAGCAATCTCTGGTGGTGCAGGTGGTAAGGGTAGATATGGTGTCTTTACACTTCCAGACTACAGTTATGGAGATTTTACATTCGTTATAGGTGGTGCTGGCGGAAATGGTGGAAATTCTGGTGTAACAGATTTTAGAGGTGGTTCTGCTGGAACCAGTGCAACAAGTGCTGGTGGTATTGGTGGAGATGATAGTCCTGATGGTTCCTCTGGCGGTGGTGGCGGTGGCGGCGGTGCTTCTTCCGCCACTTTTGGTAGTGTTCTCTTAGCAATCGCTGGTGGCGGTGGTGGCGGCGGTGGAGGTACTAGAGGTACTACCAACAGTGCAGATACTCCCGGAGATGATGCTGGATCTTTTAGTGCTGATACCACTTCTCCTACTGAATTATCTAATGGTGGTGATGGAGAAATAGGTGGTGGAGATGGTGGTGGTAGAGGTGGCGGTGGTGGTGGTTTTGCCGCTGGTGCTGCTGGAACATTTTCTGGAAATGATAATGCAAACGCTTCTGAAGGTGGAAATGGTGGAGGTTCTTTCTACCGTTCAGACAGACTAACCCTATCCTCACAAACAACATACACAGAATCAACCAATGGATACATTGAAATTGAGTATACTGAAGCAACTTTTGATACTTCTGCGGCGACTGTATCAAAGGCAGGACCTTACTATACAACAGCAGGAACTGAGATAAAATTCAGTGATTTGAGAAGAGATTTTCGTGCTCAACAACCAAAAACAACATCTGGGGGAAGTGAAACCTTCCTCACAGATAATACTTCAATAAGTGCTTCAGAACTTCTCAGAAATTCTGATGTGAATGAAACTAATCCGATAGTTCCTCAGTGTCAAGAGAATATACAAATTTCTTCCTCTGATAACTGGAAACTATCACAATTTAGAAATTCTATCAAATATTTCTATCTAACGCAAGATTCATCTAAAACTACTTTAAATTATCTCCTACACGGACAGCCCTGGCAAAATAACTTACCACTTAACATTGTCAAAACATTTTTCCTTGAGGGTACTTGTGGATCAACTTCTCCTACAGAAGCTGCATTAGAATTTGATGCCGAAGTATACAATTTAAATCTTTTTATTAGTGGAAGTGTTCTTGGTGATGGTGGAGCAGCAGGAACATCGGGAGTCAATGGTGGTAATGGCGGCAATGCGATATACATTGATACTAATGGAACAGGAACTGTTACCGTAAGAACCGTTGGATCTGGATCACAAGTTTATGGTGGAGGTGGTGGAGGAGGATATGGTGGAGAAGGTGGAGACGGAGGAACAGGAAGTCAAACGTTCTCTGGCTCTCACTATTGGGCAAACACTGGTTGTGTTGGTAACAGTATGCCTTGCCAATATTCTTCAAACTTCAACTCCCCAATCCCTTGTGATAGGGAAAGATGTAATAATATCAGACCCTGTGGTGACGGAATAAACTATACTTTGTGGCAGAGAGAGTGTTGGGACGATTATAACTATACCAACTATTACTCTGGTGGATCAGGAGGAACTGGCGGAGACGGTGGTGTAGGTGAAGGTTATCTTCAAACTAGAACTTCAGGTGTTGCTGGTCAAGATGGATCTGGTGGAGGAACAAATGCTGGATCTGGTGGAAGAGGTGGAACTAGTGGAGACGGTGGTGATTGGGGTGAAGATGGGCAGGATGGACAGACTGGTCTTACTGGAAATAATGGAAATCATACTAATGGAACAGCAGGAGAGGCAGGTACATCTGGTGGAACAGCAGGCAGGGCTGTTGCTGGATCTGGATATACCATAGACACTGCAAACGGTGTAGATTCCGCTTATAAGGGTCTCAAATAGACCATATATAAACTAGATTATTGATATATTATGAAATATAAAATTAGGAAGATTTTGCCTGCTCAGATTGAAGTTGAATTTGAGAATCAACAACGGGCAATGGTTTTCATCAATCCTGATGCAACTCCAGAAGAGATTGATGATGCCGTATCTAGGTATGATTCCGACTTCCAACCAGATCCAGAAACTCTAATCAATAAAAACATCTCTGTCGGAGAAGAGAGAGTTTCAAAGCAGAAAATAGAAGAAGTTGAAGAAGTTGTAGAGGAAGACGAGGAAGAGTTTGTTCCCTTCCACAAGAGATCTTTATATGGCGGATTACCTCTACCAAGTTTTCATAAGGATCAGATCATTATTTCATATGTAATGGCAGATTATTTTATCAAACACCACAATGATGATACTTTGAAGAAAGCATTGGATGAAAAGATGGAAGATTATATTACATCTAATGACATCACTGTTGAAAGGGCATTAGAAAGTTTGTTATTTGAAGATGATAATCTAATAGTTGATCTTGCCGAACAGGAGTTATTGAATGAACAACAGTGAAGAGATACAAAAAGCAGTAGATAGGATGAAGATATGTTTGCAATGTGAACACTTCTTCAAACCCACAAAGCAGTGTAAAAAGTGTGGTTGTTTCATGCCTATCAAAGTGAGACTACGTGGACTACATTGCCCTATTGACAAGTGGTAGAAATCCATATAGACTACCTTTGTCCCGGTTGAAGATGAGAGTCTGAGCTCTTAAAGGACAGTTAGAAAATCGTCACAGGGACCATCGGTAGAGGTCCCATTGTGCTATAATAGGTTCATACGCGATGAGACCTGTGATGCAACTCCGCCCCCACCAGCAGGACGCACTGACTGCTATGCTGGCACATGATAAGGGTCAGGTCATCGTCCCTACGGGTGGTGGCAAGACCATGTGTATGATCAAGGATTCTCAGGAATATCTTGATGCTTGCGATCGTGGTATTGTCGTTGTAGTTGCTCCCCGTATTCTGCTTGCCGAGCAACTCTCTGCTGAGTTTCTTGAGTTTCACACTGATGTTGCTGTGATGCACGTTCACAGTGGTGAGACTCATCACTTCAGCAGCACCAAACCTTCTATCATTCGTAACTGGAGTAAGCAAGCATACCGCAAGCAACTGATCTTCACTACCTATCACTCTCTTCCTCGCCTGATGGAAGCAGAGATCAATGTCGATTGCATTTACTTCGATGAAGCGCACAATTCGGTCCAACGTAACTTTTTCCCTGCTACGGAGCACTTCTCTTCTACTGCTACTCGCTGCTATTTCTTCACTGCTACTCCTAAGCATTCTCTCACTGTTTCCAAGCCCGGGATGAATGATCCTGAGGTTTATGGTAACGTGATTTGTAATGTTCCTGCTCCTAAGTTGGTTGAGGAAGGTTACATCCTGCCGCCTAAGGTTGTTGTCAAGCAACTGGACATGGTTCAGGACAAGCAGATGATTGCTGACCGTGATTCTCAGAATCTGCTTGACACCATTGACGACAACAATCTGAATAAGATTCTGATTGCTGCTCGTTCTACCAAGCAGATTGTCAAACTGTTGGCAGAATCTGACTTCCGTAAGGAACTGGCAGAGCGTGGTTACTCCTGCATGTATATCACCAGCAAGACTGGTGCTATCATCGACGGTCAGAAAGTTGACCGTGAGACCTTCTTCGACACTCTCAACGCTTGGGGTAAGGATTCTACCAAGAAGTTCGTGGTTCTGCATCACAGCATCCTGTCTGAAGGTATCAACGTTTCTGGACTTGAGGCAGTGTTGTTCATGCGGAACATGGACTACATTGGTATCTCCCAGTCCATCGGGCGTGTGATCCGTCTGGGTGGCGCTCAGAAGACCTTTGGACTGGTCTGCGTGCCTGTCTATGATAAAGTGGGTATCAGCACCGCCAAGAGCGTTCAGGCGGTCGTTGACACCGTTTTCAATCAGGGTATGCCTGCCGTATCGGTGGTCCGCCGCTGATACTGGCACACTCTGCCCCCACACCACCCCAACTCTGCTATAATACTAAGGTAATCAAGGGAACACCACCATGAAGTGCAAAGTTCAACTCTATGTCGCTGGTAAAGTTTTCTATGAGACTGTTCATGCCCGTGACTATCAGGAAGCACGTCAGGTAGCACTTGCTCGTAATCCTAACGCACAAGTTGTCAGTGTTAATGCTTGTTTCTTCTAATGGCATTTCAAAAACCTTTTATCAATCGTCCTGGTGTATTAGATGATGTCGCTGGAGATCCAGAGGGTTATGTAACAAATGATGGCATGTGGGCTGCTGTTCCTATTGTCAATTCCAAAAAATTCGCTATCATTAACTTTGGATCGGTAGTACATACTGCCAATAATTACACTGCCGCCAAGAACTACATTCTTAAGGAAATCAAAAAATCCAAAAAGAAGTAGTGTAAATAATACAAAAAGGAACAGTCCATGAACGAAAAACATGAAAAACGTCGTGATGCACTTGGTTTGTTTTATGAGAGTGTCTTAAAACCAGATTCTGAGTTGCGTCAATGTGCTCACAATCAAGAGTGTTTTCATGAGTTGATGGAATGGAGGGACGAAATCATCCGTTATTTGGATGAGCGTAGGGTTCAGGAGTTCCACTAATGGATCCTCATTACATATTTTTTGTATTGTTCGCAGTGGCAGCGTATTTCATCGTAACTGATGAGAGCGTTGCTGCTGCTTTTTATTATGTAATTGGTATCATAACAAACTATATCAGAGGAAAAGTGTGGTGGGCTACTAATGATCCCAGCAATCC